GCATGTGGAAAGATTAGAGGTTTTGATACAGTTCAAATGATGATTAGCGATATGCTGGTAGTGCATCAAAAAGAAGAAGAAGACTTTGAAAGTAGTCCTACAGATAATGTAGTTACCATGGATAAAGGGGATAAAAAATGAGTATAGACCCTAATATTGAAAGTGACTATCTTTTAGCTACACCGGATAAAACTATAGTAAACGCTGGTGGCAAGCCAATTAAAAAACCCAAAAACACAACTACCACTGAAGGTAAAAAAGTAAGTGAGGATGAAGCATTAGCTAAACTTACTACTCAACTCCCTGATGTTAAAGGCTATCGTATTTTATGTATGGTGCCTGAAGCAGATGAAAAATATGAAAGTGGTCTAATTAAATCAGATGCTGTAAAACAAATACAAGAACACTCAACGGTTGTTTTGTTTGTTATGCAACTAGGAGATTTAGCTTATAAAGATGAAGCTAGGTTTCCGTCAGGCGCTTGGTGTAAGGAAGGAGACTTTGTTATAACTCGTGCTTATGCAGGAACTAGAATTAAAATCCACGGAAAAGAATTCCGCATTATTAACGACGATACCGTAGAAGCAGTGGTCGATGATCCACGCGGCTACGAACGCGCATAGGAGAATAGCATGGCAGAAATAATAAATGAAATGCCTGATGAAGTAGAAGGCGAAGAACTTGAAGTAAATTTAGACAAAGATAAAAAAGAAACAAAAGTTGAAAAGTCCACTGCAGATGTTGAAAGAGTAGAACAACCACCTAAACAGGAAGAGTTGTTTGTTGAAGAAGAAGACGACACACCTCCTGAAGATAGAGGCAAAGAACCGCTACCTAAAGACATGGTAGAAGATCTGGAAAAAGATGATCTAGAAGGTTACTCTGAACGTGTTAAACAACGTATGGCTCAACTTAAAAAAGTATGGCATGACGAACGCCGTGCTAAAGAAGAAGCTGCTAGAGAAAAAGAAGAAGCTATTGCTTATGCTAGAAAAGTAGCAGAACACAATAAAAAACTTCAAACTACTTTAAGTTCAGGAGAAGAAGATTACATTAAAACAGTTTTATCTTCTGCTGAATCAGAAGTTAATATAGCCAAACGTGATTATCGTGAAGCTTATGATAGTGGAGATACTGATGCAATAGTTGAAGCACAAGCTAAAATGAATGATGCTCAATTAAAATTAGCGCAAGCTAAAGTATTAAAACCTCAATATAAGTCTTCACAAACTCAAGAAAGTGGTGTAGAGTTAAATCAAAATAGTACTCCTAATATACCTAAACCAGATGCAAAAGCGCAAGCATGGCAAGATGCAAATACTTGGTTTGGACGTGATGAAGAAATGACTTCATTAGCTTTAGGATTACATGAAAAATTAGTCAGAAGTGGGGTAAATCCTTCAACTGACGAATACTATCGTCGTATAGATGAAACGATTCAAAAACGATTCCCTGAAAATTTTGGGGATAATTCGTTGGAACCGGCAGAAAAACCCGCCCAACGCAAACCTTCGAATGTAGTTGCGCCGGCAACGCGCAGTACCGCGCCAAAGAAAGTACGATTAAGTAAGACTCAGGTAGCTTTTGCTAAAAAACTGAAACTTACACCGGAACAATATGCACGAGAAATGATTAAATTGGAGAACGCAAATGGATAAAGTTATTAAAAGAACTGACCGAGAAACAGAAGCAAGAGATGAAACACTTAAAACGAAACAATGGCAACCTGCCTCACTCCTTCCGGAGTTCAAACAACAACCGGGATGGGCGTATCGTTGGGTTAGAGTTTCCTTGCTAAATGAACCGGATAACATGAACGTCTCTTCAAAAATGCGTGAAGGCTGGGAACCGGTAAAGCATTCGGAACACCCAGAAGTCATAATACAGTCAGACCCCAATAGCCAATTTAAAGAAGGCATAGAAATTGGTGGTCTATTACTTTGTAAAGCTCCTCAAGAAATGATGGACCAAAGAAAAGCTTATGTTGGTGAAAAAACACGAGCACAGACTGAAGCAGTAGATTCGTCATACATGAATCAAAGTGATCCTCGTATGCCTAAATTTGCTGAAGGTCAAGAAAATGGTCGAAGTTTTGGAAAGGGGAAAAAATAAATAGGAGAAACAATCATGGCAACTACAGCTAGTCCTTACGGACTTAAAGCAGTAAACCATATAGGCGGAACTCCATACGCGGGTTCTACACGTCTATTACCGATTGCTTCTGGATACGGAACTAACATATATAATGGCTCGATTGTTGCAATCGTAGCTGCGGGAACTATCGAAGTTGTCACTGACCAAGGTACTGGTGGTGACCCATTCCCTGCTGGTGTTATTGGTGTTTTTGTAGGTTGTACTTACACAGACCCTAACCTCGGCACAGTGGTGTTTAGACAAAACTTCCCGACAGGTACAGTGGCAGATGACATTCAAGCATATGTTGTTGACGACCCAGATGTAATCTTTATGGCACAAGCGGACGCAGCAGTGGCACAAACTGGCCTAGGTCAGAATACCCACTTAGCAGCGGTGCAATCTACAACTACAGGCGATACTACTACAGGTAACTCTAATAGTGCTATCGACGCTACAACAAATACGACAGCAGCTTTTGCTTTCCGTATTGTTGACTTTGTAGATAGTCCAACTTCAACCGTGGGTGATGCATTTACAGACTGCTTAATTAAGTTTAATGCAGGTATTCACTCATATGACAACGCAACTGGAATCTAATTAAGGAGAAATTAACATGGCAATTTCAAGAGCCCAGCTCCTTAAGGAGCTATTACCAGGTCTTAACGCACTATTCGGTTTAGAGTATGAGCGTTATGGCGAAGAGCACAAAGAGATTTACGAAACTGAATCTTCAGACCGCTCATTCGAAGAAGAAACAAAACTAGCTGGCTTTGGTGCAGGCTCCCGTCAAAGACGAGGGTGCTGCTATCGCTTACGACAATGCTCAAGAAGCGTTCACAGCTAGATATAATCATGTAACCATTGCTTTAGGTTTCTGTTTAACTGAAGAAGCTGTTGAGGATAATCTATATGATAGTCTTTCAGCTCGTTATACTAAAGCTCTTGCACGTTCAATGGCAAACACTAAACAAGTTAGAGCAGCTAATGTTCTTAACAATGGTTTCAACCAGAACTTCCTTGGTGGCGATAACCGTTCATTGTTTGGTACTAATGCCGCTGGTGCAGTTACTAACCACCCATTAGTTTCAGGTGGTACTAACAGTAACGTACAAGCAGTTGCAACAGACCTTAACGAAACAGCATTAGAAAACGCAGTGATTCAAATCGCAGCATGGACTGATGAAAGAGGTCTATTAATTGCAGCTAAACCTCGTAAGTTGGTAATTCCACCAGCTCTACAATTCGTTGCTACTCGTTTATTAGATACACAGCTGCGTACTGCAACTGCTGATAACGACATCAATGCATTGAGAACTAACGGTGCGATTCCAGAAGGTTACACAATCAATCACTATCTTAACAGATGGTGATGCTTATTTCTTAACAACCGACGTTCCTAACGGTATGAAGCATTTTGAAAGAACTGCTTTAACAACATCTATGGACGGTGATTTCGACACAGGTAATGTTAGATACAAAGCCCGTGAAAGATACTCATTTGGTTGGAGAGATCCACTAGGTATGTGGGGTTCACCAGGTGCATAAGTAGTTTTTTAGTTCTACTTAGCACTACCTCTGAAAACCCGGCTCCTCTCTGTCGGGTTTTCTTTTTTATAAGGTATAATATAAATAAATGATTAAATGGATATTAATACTAAGTTTCTTTTTATCAGGGTGTACGTATTTTATACATAATGAGTACTATCAATATATAGATAGAAGTAGAAATGCTTATGATGTAGGAACACTATTTAATGATAAAAAATCTAGTACAGAAATATTAGTACATGTATTTAAAGAAAAACCAACAAGAGTAACAGGGTTTAGTTGTGGTAATAAATTATATTCTGATTATCCATGTATGGAAGCTTTAGGTTGTATTATAATCGAGGACAAGTATGCAATATTTGATTGACATGTTTGGAGTTAGTGTTGTATGTATAGTTGCGTCTGTATTAGGGGGTTTCTGTAATTACAATGTTAAAAAAGCCAAAGGCAAAGTGCCTCGTGGCGGACATATTAATTGGCTTGTAGAGCGTAAACGTGCTCGTATAGAGTTTTTATTGTCTGTGTTTATTGCAGCTATATCAGCTGAGTTTTTTGTACCACCTATTATTAATCAGTTTGGTCTTCATATAACATTTTCTCCAGCCATAGCTTTCTTTATTGGATATAGTGGTATGAGACTTATACCTATGATGGAGCGTAAGGTATCGCAAGCTCTTGATAAATTAGGCTAAACTCATACTTTTCATTAGATTACAAATGTAACTAAAATGTATAATGTCAAAATCAGCACTGCTGAAATCTAGAAAAGAAGGAGAAACACTATGTGGACACAACCTCAAGCGACTGAAATGCGTTTTGGTTTTGAAGTAACAATGTATGTAATGAACAAGTAATTGTTTAGTTTTAACTAAGGGGCTTCGGCCCCTTTTTTATTGTGTAAAAGCACTAAATAGAGTATCATTAATTATCTGGGAACATCCAGCTTATCAGACTGCCCCAGCAGACGCATACACGACGGATAAGCTTAACTTTGTATGGAGAAATACTATGGCTATAACCACATTTTCTGGTCCAGTCAGATCCCTTGGAGGATTTGTACAAGACGGACAGAATAACGCAATTGATGCAACCGCTGCTTTAGATGGTGGTGCACTTACTTTAACTGTCCTTCCCGTAGCACCTAGTGCTCCTGGCGTAACGCCAGCTGTTACATCCTCACCTGGACATGCAGGCAAAGAACTTACTGTAACCGCTGATGGCGGTACATTTACATTACCAACAATTGTAGCAACTGTTGACGATGATCCTTCAAACCCTAATCAGCAATGTAATTTTGGTATGCAGTTTAGGTTTACTGTGTTAGCTGATGTTACTACTGACCTTATTATTAACACAGGCGCACTAACTGACGTAATTTACGGAACAGTTAACTTCTGTGATGATGCTAATGATGCAGGCGTAGCTGGATTCTTTCACTCACCTGGTACAGCAAATGCATTAACATTTAATGGTACAACTCAAGGTGGTGATGCAGGTTCTACAATTACTATGACTTGTATTGGTGCTAACGCATGGAAACTTGAAGCAGTTTCAGTATTCCCAACAGCTTCTACTCCAGCTACACCATTCTCAACAAGAGTTTAATATAGGAGAATAGGCAATGGCTATAACAACAGATATATGGGCCGTCACTCCTAGCTACTCAGCTGAGTTATATCGAGCCGCTGCCGCTATTGGTGGCGCAGGGGATATAACATTAATTACTAATCAGCCTCTAGATAATGGGGCTGGTTATAAGATTCTATTTACTTGTGCGGGCGATGCAACAGCTGCTACATTTACTATCACTGGATATGTGGCTGGGGATCTATCTCAGTCTGTAACCACTGAAACTGTAGCTGGCGTTGATACTGGCACTGCAACTTCTACAAACTACTATTCTAAAATTACTAGCATCTCATCAGATGCAGCGGTAGCAACTAATGTAAGTATTGGTAATGCTATTACTGATGGTATGGCTTTACCTAGAACTAGAATGAAAGGATTTTATTTTGTAGGTTCTGCAGGAGCAGGTAGTGTTACATTAACCTTAGATGGTAATGCAGCATCAGATAGAGTTTTATTAAGTATAGCTACTCCAGCTAATGTAGAGTCACAACAAATGTCTCTACCAGGCGATGGAATTTTAATTAACGGAAATGAGCCACAAACAACGTTTGGAGTAGTAACTCAAACAGCAGCTGTGACATCATTAACGGTATTCTGTGGATAAACTATGGAAGAAGAGCCCAAACCAATTAGCGATGAGGCGCGCCTTGAGGAATTGAGGCGTTGGTTTGAATAACTAGGAGATTGTGTGTAAATAGGCAACAACTAGAAAAAAAGGGATGGGAATCAAGACTTCGGTTAAGTCTGGTAATTTTAGAAAGACTAAATCAGGAGCGGGGATGACAAAGAAAGGTGTAGCAGCTTGTCGGGCTGCAAACCCAGGTTCTAAACTTAAAACAGCGGTAACAGGGAAAGTTAAGAAAGGTTCTAAAGACGCAAAGAGGCGTAAGTCATTTTGTGCAAGGTCTGCAGGACAAATGAAGAAGTTTCCTAAAGCTGCTAAA